AACAGTGGTGTAACAATAGGTCGCGGATTCGACATTGGACAGCACAACGCTACTGATCTCGTAAATATGGGCATCGATACTAGTCTGATTTCTCGACTTACGCCTTACTTGAAAAAGAAAGGACAGGCAGCACGAGATGCGCTGGCTTACGAGAAAAGTCAGGGACGCGGACTAAAGTTTAGCCCACAAGAAGCTGTCCAATTAGAAGAATTAAACCTAACCGTTCAAAGAGCTAAGTACAGAGCGTTTGAACAGTTCATGAAAGATTACAAACTTAAAATGCCTGAAGACCCCGTAGATCGTGCCGCACTGTTTTCGGAGTTTTATGTCGGAAACTTCAAGACTGCAAAGAACAAAGGCACCGGGAAGAGAGAACTATCAATTCGTAAATCCTTTATGAATGAAGTTCAAAAATCAGGAAATGTATTTTACGCTTTTCAAGTAGGGGTTTTAGACAGACTGTCTAACAGCAGAGCAGCTAGACCTGTACGGACAAGAACAAAAGCCACTATGGATTGGATACTAGAAAACAAACCTTCGGCTAATGTCCCAATCCCTACAAGTAAACCAAAGAAGAGTGAGAGAAAAGGGTTCGTCCCGACTCCCACATCTAAACCCAAAAGGGATTCGTCAGCTACCCGTGGAATACGGCCCTGACACAACCGGAGCGGCTACCC